AGATCCGCATCAACGTCTTATTCTCCTCGTCCGCTAACCAAATAATATTTTTCTCCGCACTCGCTAATTCCATAAGCGCATTACTAATACTCTTATGGTGCATCCCTGTCATCAACGCATAATATCTATTCGCATCATGCGAACTCATAGTCTCCGCTCGGTGGCGCTCACACACGGCCCACAAACAGAGCTTACTCGCAGGACTTAAATCCGCTCTCCCCACGTTCGCACGATACCATTTCCACACTACCTTCTTTAATGCTCCGAACGCACGATATTTTCTTGCTATATTCTTCTCCACGAACGCACTCGCTCGTTCGTTCTCAATATCTTCTACTAACCACCACATAAAGTTCTTAATTTAGAAAGCGTGTTCGCCCAAGCGACACGCTTTCCTATGTATGTTATGTATTGGATATTGGGAGCTATTTTATCCTCCGAAGGGAATAGATTATCCTCATAGGGAGCTAGAATCGCCAAATAGTACCCTAGAATCGCCAAAGTTGGTTTTGATTTACCTGGATTTTTGCTCATACTTCATTCCCCCAAGCATCCCAACCATCTACCTTTTCTCTAGCAAATAACTCTATTCTTGGTTCATAACTCATGTCTGCTATAACCTTCCTAATCCTGTTAGGTTTAGATGAATGTTTAGTTTTAGGCTCATAAAAAGCACTAGGAACATTTTTGAGTTTAGGTTTAAGTTTGCCTTTTACCCCAAACAAACAAAGTTCATGTTGCCCCCTAAAATAGTAACCTATACCAAATCCATCTTTACACCAAACTATATTGGTTATATACCTAAAGCCCCAAGACTCAAGAACTTCTATACCATCTTTTAAAAAATTATTTGTTACCCACATAAACAACCAACACTCGTCATCTGTTATTTCACTTATAGGTAATTTTTTTATCTCTTTTGTTTTCAGTAAAGGATAATGCCTATCTGCCCCACGTTTAATTTTGCCCCCTCCCTGTTCATTCCAAGGCGGATCTGCATATATAGTTTTATATTTTTTATTTGGTAATTTAATCATTGTTAATTTGCTCACGTTCTACCTCGTATCTTAGTTTTCTTAAGAACCAATCGGCTTTCTCCAAGTCCTCTAAGCCGTTCTTTTTCTCATACCGCCAAAGATATTTGATGATACTCGCCTTCAAGTACCCTTGAAATTGTTCTGGACTAAGACTGCCTTTGATGGCATCAATGCACTCAACACCACCAAACTTATAATGCTCTGGATTAATCTTGCTCATCTGCTGACATTTGCTCTAGTCTGCCTGAAATGGTTTCTTCAATTTCATATTGCAAACGCTCCAACTCGGCCAAGACTCGCTCTTGTTCGGCTGTTTTTAGCTCTTGTACGATAATTCCTCGCACTCGGTCTAAGATTTTGTCGTAATTGTCATACATAAGTCCTCCTGTTTGTTGTTTTTGTATGTTAGTTAAAGCTTTATTCCATTGTTTTTGTACTTGTTTCAAACTCTTTTTGCGTTTTCTTTTCATTTAATTAATGTTTTTATCTTTTTGGATAAGGCTTTATAAATTTTTCAATTTGTTTTTTATAATACTTTTTTTCATTTTTGTTACCTAAAAAATAAAAATATCTTTTTTTTGCTTTTTGAGGAACAAATTTAGCATCTGGCCATTTATTTAAAATATCTGCTTTTCTTTGTGTTCCTATTTTTTGCCTGATGCTCCTAGAACCATATAATTTTCCATTTATTAAAACTCCAAATCTATCTGCTTTTGAGCTTTTAACATTTGGATTATTTTCTCTCATTGATCCTATATAGTAAAAATTACAAGCTTGATATATTGTTCCTATTTCACCTGCTAATTCATCTACTGTAGCGGTTACAACTTTATATTTTTTAGGCAACATTTTCATAGAGCTTGTTATTAATTTACTTGCGCTATGAGGATGCGCCCAATGAACACAAGCTCCCCTTGACAATAAAATCATATTTCCTGTGTAATCATACTTATCCCAATGCCCTAAATTTTCCGAATACTCGTGACTATAAACAACAACACCACCTAAATTATTTTGAAAAAAAATACCAAAACAATACTTAACCATAGCTGGCATACAACCTAACCATTCATATTGTTCTATTACTTCTTTTGCTAATTTTCTTTCAATTGGTTTTACAACTGCTTTTTTTATATCAACATCTATATCTTTCCACCACTTACCAAAAACATTATTTGCATCTTCTTTTTCTTTTTTTTCTCTAACTATTCTTTGATGTGCTTTCATTTAATATCTATACCCTCTATATCTTCTAAAAATATTGGTGTTTGCTTACCAACATAAGCTCCAATAGTATTAAAATCTAAATATTCTCTGGCCTCTAAATAATCCATATCGTCTTGCATTAAAATCTCAATACATTTTTCAACTGAATAAATTAATCTTTCTTCTTGGGCTACCATGTCATAAGTAAAACCAATAATTGCTTCATCAAATCCGTCTGCTTTTAACATTTTAATCCCAATTTATACCACCACTATCCTCAATAGGTTCTAACACCGCATTTTTACGAAACAAAGTTATGACTGAATAATCTACGTTAGAATTTGATTTGACTATACCTGCTTTAACAACTGCCATGCGATTGAACTCTATGCCTTTATTCAAACACACTTCCGTACAAGTTTGTTCATCAGCTAACCACATGGCCAGAGCAAAACGCATTGAATCGACAATGCTAGAAGCTCCTCTTATATTTTGTCTATGTGACAAAGAATCATTGGATTCATTTGATAAAGCCGATTTATTTAAATGATGGGTAGTTAAACAACACACCCCTAGTCTTGCTGAAATTTGACTACAAAAAGAACCCCATAGTTGCCCTGCTTCATTGCTTTGACTAATACTTGCAGTTACAAAAGCTTGGAGTGGGTCAAAAGCTACTAATTTTAAATTTGGAATGGTTTTAAGTTCTTCTGATAATTCTTTGGCTTGATTAGTTATGCCTTCTTCTCTCAATAAAATTAAGGGTTCTTTTTGTTCTGGCACGGGATATACATATACTTCATTGTTCAAGTCGTAGCGTTCCTTATGAGGATCTAATAAATTTATCCGTCTATGTATTTCATCTAAACTATCCTCGGCACAAAAGACTACGCTCGAACCAGTTTCTTTAATGTCTTTACCCCACCACTTACCACCTTTAGCAATTGCTACTGCCAATTGAATTACAGAGTATGATTTACCAACACCACCCAAACTTGCCAACAAGCCAGGCATCCCCAAAGGAATAAAGCCATCTACTAAAAACTTTACTGCTTTGGGTTCTCCTGTAAGTTTTTTAATTGAGTATTGTTTGATATTGAATTTGCTTTCAAAAATTTCAGTAGCAACTCGCTCCAAACCATGTGCTTGATGTAAGTCGTTGAAATCTCCAAGTACGCTTGGGATTCTAACCACACAGTTTGGTATGGCTTGATTTATTTCTTCAGCTTTTTTAAGTCCTAATCCAGTTTTGTCGTTGTCAAAAGCTAAAATGAATTGTGCTTGGCAAAATTTTCTAATGTTAAGTAAAGCTTTTAAACCAAAGTTAGCTGAAAACACTACCAACACTGGTAATTTACAAGCTTGATGAACCGAAACACCTGTGGCTAGGCCTTCAACAATGACAAGCTTTTCTAATTGATTGAACTCTGACCAATCAAAACCAATATGAAATACATTGCCTGACACTTCAGAAGCTGAAACGAAGCGCTTGATAAAATCTTCAGTGCTTTTTTTAGACTTAGGAGTTATATATTGTAGGGAGCGAATCTCAGGCTTGACATGACTGTTAGAATTATACAAAGGCACAACAAGACTTTCTTTTATGCCTTTGAATCCATAACTTTTAATTTTTTTATAGGTAAGGTACTTATGTTCGTTAATTTCTTCGGCTTGTGCAAAACGGCGCTCACAATCTTTCTGTATTTCGTTGTACCGTTTTTCTCTTTCTTTATTGCTCCGATCTTGAGCTTCTTGAATTTGTCGTTTTAGTGTTTCTTGTTCAGCAATAGATAATTTATTTGTGTCAGTGTTTGACCAAGATTGTTTTTCTCCTGTGCGCCAGTTACCAAAGGTACAACTCTGAAAAGTACCTGTAGAAAAAAATGAATACCAACCACTACGCTCGTTTGCTTTATCTGGTCTAGTTTGCGCTGTACCTTTTACTGGCACTCTTACCACCTCTCCAGACATATCAATCATGTTGACTAACAAGCCCTGATCGTTCATGGTTTGGATCAAATCAGCAATATCTTTACTGCTACTGACATAGCCAAGATTTTTGTCTATAACTATGCCTTCCGCACCAAAATATTTATCAAGTTTCATCCGTTACTATCGCTGTTACATTTCCTGATTCTGCTTGAGCATTGGCCCAAGTTAAATAATTTTTGACTACTTCGCTAAACAAAGCTTGTCGATCTGCTGTAGTCCACTCATGCAATACAAAGCTATTATTTTTTTTTGCCAATTCTAAATACTTAGTTTTGCTGTTTTTTGTTGCATCAACAATTCCTGCTTCATTTAAGTATGCCATGACTTTAAGCCTTTCTCCTGCTTTTATTTTGTCTAAATGTTCTAACGAACAAGCGCCATAATATTTGTCGCCCTCTCGATATAAAAAACCTTTGCTGGGTTGTTTACAGTAAGCGCATAAAGAGGGTCGATTGTGTAAAACTAACTCAAAAAGGGATTTCATCATCCTCAAATGATGATTCTTTTGTTGCTACTTTTGGCGCTGCTTCTGTAACAGTGTCGTCTTTAGAAAAGTTTTTGCCAAAATTAGAATCAAGTTCAGGATAACCATTGTCGTTATTTTTAATGACACCTTTAAAACGCTTACCTCTAAAGTCTTCTGTGTTAGTCAAGTTAGTCAATCCCACAGCGTTGGCTAAAGCCGATAATTCAGTCTTGCCAATCTCAACTGCTTTGGGATTATTAGCATTAGCTACTGTAAACAAACCCGACACCAAACGACCTTCGTGTTTGGGGCTTAAAATTTGGAACAAAATTTTAATCCCAACCCACCCATTTTCATTACGCATTTCAGTTTCACTTTGATACTGCAAAACGTAAGTGCCTGGTTCTATTGTTTCCTCTACAGAGTTCATTTCAACTCCACCATATTGCTCTAAATCCATTATAGTTCTCCTTTAGTTATGATTTATTAATTTGGTTTAGAAAGGTCAAACCCTTCCAACCAATCCATACCATCAACCACCGTATCATCAAAAGCTTCAATGATTTCATTAGTACCTGATCGTACAAATTCTTCTTTAGGATCTACTTTTTTTGCGTGTTTAAGTATGACCCGCATTAATTCCAACAGTTCTACCAACTCTTTTGTTTTTTCGTTTGGAGCTTCCATTATTTAAGCATTTCCTCTCTAACGGTTTCCCACACGAACGGCAACATTTCTGGCAATCCATATCTATTTTTTGCCAAGAAAGCTGTGGTCTCCTTCGTATAAATCACACGATCGCCACTCACAGCTTTGGTTGTCATAGTGCCACCTTTACCTTTTACTTGCACCGTGCCAAGTTTGAAGTTTGCAAAAAAACAGCAATCACTATGCTCAAGAATTAAATCCGCAGCTTTTCTATGCAGTTTTAATTCGTGTCTATCAAAAGCTTCTATTTCTGGTGATTCAAAACGCTTAATCTGATTGTGTGCTATCTGCATTATGGTAAAGCCTTTTTCTCTTAATTCATTTAAAGAGTTTATATATATACGCCAATATTTAAGAGTCTCAACATAACCTTTACCATAACCAGGTTGCTCTATGGATTTCCAATTATTGTCTTGACAAGCTTTATCCCAAACCAAAGGTTCTAGCCAATCCAAACTATCAATTACTAGCGTTTTGTAGTTATTTTCGTTATTAATTAAAGACTGTAAATTTTCCATTACATCTTCAAAACTCTTTGCCAACGGAAAATGTGGAACTTCAATTTTACCTAATCCATCTTCCGTACAAATAAAAATAGGTTTATTCATACTTGCTGCAAAAGAAGTTTTTCCAACGCCACTAGATCCAAATAGCACTATCCTGGGAGGTTTAAGCTTAGTTTTCATTCTAATATTACTTAGGCTCATCTTTAGCTCCCTCGGTTTCTATGATGGTGACAGAATCATCTTCTAACATGGTTTGTAGTTCTTTAATTAACTTGGCTTGATGGTCTTGAGCCATAGCAACCTTATTATTCAATTCATTAACTTGTTGCGCAGCAAATTTTGCCATGTTCAAGATTTTCAATGAGTCTTCATTGAAATCTG